TTGTATGCTGCATTATCTGATGCAACCGATTGGAAGTTGATATGTGAAAATCTCTTTTCAATATCATCTAGTGCGAATTGAAAGTATTTAGCTTGGTCTACTGTGAGAACAAGCTCTTCGTCTGTTAGTGCTGTACTAGAAGTCGCAAGACCTCTAGTGTAATCACTTACAGTTATTTGTGGTTCTTTTACTATATTAACTGTGTCACCAAAGTTTTTAATTTCACCCATATAGTCTGTGTTACAGATTGCTTCTGCAACAGCAGCTTTACGAAGTGCTATTTGAACTTTTTTGGAGTATATTTGAGGTACCCAAAAGGCGTTAGCCTCTGTTCCACTTGGTGTTTCTCCACCAAAGTTAGTAGTACTTGAACCTGCAAAATTTGCCATTTTATATGACTCCTTTTTGTTTGGTTGATAAAAATGGTAGTTTTACTAACCTTTAGTAATTCTACCTTCTCTCTGAGCTATCAAAATGTTTTTCTCATTCTTTTCAAACTCAGCGTCTGACATTTTTTCAAAGTCAGAACTTTTAAAGATAACTTTATTATTCGTTGGTGGTTGAATTTGTTCGTTAGTTTTAACTAACAAATCAGCACCTTGAGTAACTCTTTTATCTTCTGTGGTTTTTTTATCTAATCCAAGTCCTCGGTCTTTCTTATACAGGTCAACTGCTCTTGCAGCAAGTCTACCATCCGAAGTATTCTCATAAACCCATTTCTTTATTTCCATGGGTTGTGAGTCTGCCCAATTATGAAAATCATCTGATTCTTTAATTTGATTAAAGTCTGGATGAAATTTCGATAACTCTAATTGAGCTTCTCTTTGTGATAAAGCTGTATTAGCTTTTTTCAAAGAGGTAACTTCTTCCTGCAAACCTTTCATCTCTGTTTGAGATTGCAAGTGAGATACAGTTTCCACCACGCCATAAATGTCAGGATAATCTTTTTTAAAAGCACTAAGTTCGTCAGCACTTTTAGGTGGGGTGTACTTAGGTCGGTTATCTCGAAGCTGTGCTTTGAGGTCTCCTTCTTTGTTACTCCATTCACCAAGTTTCCTATCATAATAACGCTTTAGGTCATCATATCTTTTTTTGTAGTCAACTTTAGTATAAGGTTTAGATTCAACATTTAATGCTGATTCTTGTAAGACCTTATCCGAAGTGGCTGTTTCAGAAGCAGATAAGACATTTGGGTTAATACTATCTGTAGTAGTATTTGTCGCATATGCAAATCCTGTCTTCTTCTCAGGGTCAGGCTCAGCTGGTCCACTATCCGCACTTACTAAAGTTTTGGGCATCACATCTTCTGTGTGCCAATACTTTTTGCGATTATATGGATTCGCTTCGACTTCATTAGTTTTGCCTTCGTCTTGTTTCATAATATCCTCCTTTGGGCTTCTTTTACTGAAGGTAGCAAAAAAAGGTGATTGATTGAAACGAAGCTACAAGGGCTTCTATTACAAAATAGAAGGTAGCTTGTCTATTCTTAGAGTACCTACTCTATGAATTCTGTTATACCAATGTTGAATCTATTTCTGCAGCTTCTGCAGTTTCAACTTGGTCTGTCATTCCAGCATCATAAGCTTCTTCAGCTTGTGACATCATTTTTCTTAATTTATCAATGCCGATATTTTTAACAGCTTTTGCTGTAAATACAAATTCGCCATCTGACAATAATGCTGGGATTGAATCTGAAGTTCCTGTTCCAGGTCCTTCTACTAATTCATCTTCTGTAAATTCTGTTGCAACCATTTTTGGTAAAATGGCTTCTAATTCTGGATACATTTCTATAGCAGCATCCACGACTACTTCTTCTTCTTCACTTAACATTGAAGTATCTAAAACACTTTCTGCATCTTCCATAGCTACATCTTCTTCCATAGCTACATCATCAGCAGCAATCTCATCTTCAATCAATGGCATAGGACCTTCTTCCATTCCTACTGGAGCCATTAAAGGTTCTTCAACAATTTCTTCTTCTACTAAATCACCTTCTTGAAAAGCTTTATAAGCTCTTCGTCTATCATACTTTTCTTCAAGAGCCGCTGCTCCACCTAAAGCTCTTTTTCCTCTAGATAAAGGTTCTTCTTCAGCAATTTGAAATTCATCCATGTAACCACCAAGAGCTGCTTTTTTCTTTGGAGCTTCTTGTTCAGCATCTTTTTTCTTAAGGTCGTTTAATTTTTGTTTTTCTTTAGGAGTCATTTTCTTTCCACCATGTTCTTGCATAGCTTCTTTTTTTTCTAATACTCTTAAACTTATTAAATCTTTTTTATTTAACCAAGCTATATCACTAGGTTCTAATTCATGTTGTTCTAATTCAGGAATCTCATCTTCATGTAATGGTCTAACACCATCACCTGTTCTAAATCTTGTTCTTTCTTTTGAAAGTAATCGAGAAGGCATTCCTTTCCTAGCAGATTCAGGAGTACTTACATCATAAGGTGTAATACCTGTATCTTTTTCTTCCTTAGTATTGATATAAGGTGGCATAGACATTATTCCACCTGTTGCCATGTTGATAGCTTTTCTTGCCATATTTCTATCCTATATTGTTATTATAACACTTAATAGTTAATTAGTCAACACTACCTTTAACTATTTCTTTAACCTGCTGGGGTAGGTTCTGTAGTCTGTCCAGCAAATTCCATTTCCCCTGGCATTGGTACATTACCTGGTCCGATTGGGCTTTCGCCAACTCCAGAGTTGTTTGGTGTTGCACCTTCTTGAGGTACTCCTCCAGCACCTTCCATTGGTCCGAGTTGACCAGGTGCAGGAGCTTGTGAGCCATTTGGTTTGTTAGCATTCTGATATCCTATAATTTTCGCATAAATTTCTGCTTCATCTTTAGAGTTAATGATTTCATCAGGGTCTAAATCTAAAGAGTATGCTAACTCTTTAATGATTTCTGAGATTCTAACAAATGGAGCAATCGCAGGATTTTGAATAGTTTGTAAGAACATTGTCAGTCTTTGAGAACGAACTTCTTTTCTCATCAAGCTAGTACTTCCTGTCGCTTTAATTTCCAAATCTCCTACAATTGGTAAATCACCTTCATAGAATTGCATATTCCATTGGAACATTGATTCTCCTAAAGGCACAATTAATTGGTCGTCAATATTTTTTATAACTGTTTTTATATTTAAAGAAGCAGCACCCATAAGCATTGACATACCTGATGCTGTTCTTGTCATACTTTGAACACCTGTTTGTCCATGTGAGTATGATGGTATTCCTGTTGATTCATCTGCAAGTTGTCTGAACTTATCAAACATCTGCATATTTTCTGTAGCAGTATTTGGAAACTTAATTCCATAAATTGCTTGACCTGGAACTCCAGCCTGTCTTTTAAATATTTTACCAGGATAAACTTCCATATTTTGATTATTAACTAAAGCAGATTCATCTATATCAAAAACTAAATTTCCAGCTAATGCCAAATTATCAATTGCCATTCTTGCATGACCATTCATAACTTGTTGAGCATCATCCATATTTTCTGGAACACCTATTCCAAAAAAGTTATATGGATTTTTTTTCATAAGAAAAAGATTGATAAGGAATTCTAAAAGGTGTAAATGGATTTTCAACAATTCTAATTATTTTATTTTTAGCTATCC